GGAAAGAATTGCTCCTCATAGAATTTAACTTGATATTCTAAAAAAGCAGGACTATCGTTTCTCACACCGAAGTGTGTATCATTTAATAAAACAATTTTCATAGTTAAACAAAGAATTTAGAAACTGTACTTTTTTTCTTTCTAGGCTTTTTTTCTTTTTTAGGTGTTTCTTCAATTCTAATATTTTTTTGTAAAAATTCTTTAAATTGATTTGTATAAACACCACCCTCATCACCAGGTTGTAAAGTCATATCATCTAAATTGTTATCCATTATTAATTTATGTTTAATTGTAACTTGTTTCTTTTCTTTTTGTATTCTTCTTACAAAGGCATAAAAAATAATTTGAGTAAAATAAGCGAATGGATTTTTTGATTTTGCTGGATTAAAATTGTCCAAATATTGTAAACAGTTTTCTATTCCGTCACTTATCATATCATCTCTAAAAGTATAGTTGATAAAGTTAGGTCTATAACTTAAATGATTCGCTATTTTAAGAAAACAACTTCCTAAATAATTATCTACTGGCGGTTTTGGTTTGCCTGCTTTCTTTGCTTCTCTACAACGCTTTCTATAAGCTTTCATCGCCTCTAAAAATTCTGCGTTGTTTACATAATGCTCTTTTTTTGTTTTAGTATTCATTCTATTAATATATCACCTTTCATTAAAAAAGTCAATGTTTTAAGAGTTCTACGGTAACTGCTTCTGCTTTACCATATTCTTCATAGTTTTCATTATAGTGTTTCCAAATACGATTTTCTAGTTGTTTGGGAGTTCCTTTAAAAGGATAAGATGTTTCACAATATTTCTTCCAATTATCACTATTATAAGTTGCCGTTATTATCCATTCACTTTTTTTATTTTCTTTCATAAATCAGCATTGACTTTTAGGAAAAAATGTATATAATTAGGCGTGTAGCCTTTTGATAAGGTGCTTTAGGTACTAATGTATTGTTTTTTTAACATCTCTAAAACTATCAAAGATTTCATTATATTCTTCTTCCATATCCTCATCTAGTCTTTCTTGTTCATAACGTTCTTCAGTATCTTTTCCTTGTTGAGGAGGATCAATTTTTTCATAACCCTTGGCTATTTGATGATAACTTCTACTCATCTCATCTGTGGCATTTGTTATCGTTAATATTTTATCTTTTGGAATTGTGACAATTGGATCGTGTGTAAAACCATTCCATTTAATTAAAGCAATATAATCTTTTAGTCCAGCTTTTGTAAATTGTGGAACGTATTTAATTTGTAGAGGTTTTACCAATCTAATATATGGCGACTTATCTCCTAATTGTTCTATAGGAAAAGCAGTGACAATGTCATCACCATTTAGTAACTTAACAATTTTAATTTGTTTTACTATTTTAATGTTTATTTCTGCCATTGTTCAACTCTACGTTATGTATTTCATAATTAAATTTTTCTTCACTGTAAATATTTATTCTTTCTCTAAAGTGTGCTAAAGTGTAATTCTCTTTTTCGTTATAAGTTAAATCATCTGAAATATCATATAAAGTAGCACTAGAATTATTATCTTTTAACCGAAGACCACGACCAATAGACTGAAGATTACGGATACGACTTTTTGAAGGACTAGCAAATATGATATTATGAAGATTCCTAATGTTAATACCAGTAGAAAAAGTGCCATATGACGCCACAATAATAGCGTTATCGGACTTTTCTGTAATCGCCCTAATAGCTTCTCTTTCATCTGCCTCTACTCCTCCGTGAACAAAAAACACTTTTCTATTCTGTGCTTTTTCTTCAATTAAATCTTTAAGAATCTCACCGTGTTTTTCCACGTATTGAAATAAACATAAAGAATTGCCTTGTAAAGACAAACAAAGATTTCTTATATATTTATTACGGCTAGTATTAGAAACAAGATAGTCCATTTCTTCCTGATAACTTTTATCTTTTAAAAAATGTCTGGCGTTTTTATCGTGTTGTAATATTAAACACATAATTTTTAATTCTGCTAATTGTTTCTTTTCTTGTAATTCACTTGTAGATACAACTTTATTAACAGTACCAAATAAACCCTCTAATACAAGTTTATGTGTTTTAGTACCATCTAAAGTACCTGTAAGTCCTATTCTGTATTTACAAGTCTCCAATTTAGTCATTATTTTGGATAGACTAACTGCCTTAAATAAGTGTGCTTCGTCACCTACGACCATACCAAACTGTTTAAACCACTTTTTTGGCAGGTTGTAGATAGATTGCCAAGTAGATATAATTACTCTTTTATTTGTGTCTTTATCGTGTCCTTGATATATCTTATGTACGTTTCGTTCACTATTATATCCATAGTCTTTGAAATCTTTAAACAACTGTTCAACTAAAGAGGTTGTTGGAACAATAATCAGTATCTTATCTTGTTTACTATCTTTTAGTCTTAATAGATTAAAGATTAACATTAAATAAATTATTAATGATTTACCAGAGGCAGTTGGCGATACTAATAAACTACGTGATTTTTGAATTGAATGTTTAAATGCTTCTTTTTGATAATCTCTTATTTCAAGTGGTACTTTTAATGCTTTAATAAAGTCATCTATCTTTTTATCAGACACTTCTACGTCTTTTATTTTTGTGCCATCAACAACTTGTACATCATTTTCTTTACACCAATTTAAGATATAAGGATATAATCCTGTGTAAATTTGACCTGTCGCATATGAAAATAATCTAATTTTTCCGTCCCAAACTCTATTACGATATTGTGGCATAAACTTAAAACCTGGTACTTCAAACGTAAAGTATTCACCAAGTTCTCGTCTAATATCGGCGTCTGCCTCTATTTTTAAATAGACTTCATTTTTTTTATCTATGATTAAATATCTTGTAGTAGTCATTATACAAAAGGTTTACCAACAACCCAACCTACTAATACTTTTCTTGTGCCAGATGTAACAGGATGTACTTTGTGCCATATGTGTGAAGGAAATACAATAATAGTTCCTTGTTTAAAAGTTTCTTTAAATTTAAAATACTTATGTTTCTGATAACGAGGGTGTGGAACGCAAATTTCAAACTTACCACCTTTGTAATTATTATTTTCAGTTTCATCATCATTTAAACAAATAGTAAAACTTAATTTTCTAACTAAACCATTTTTATATGCTTTTGCGTGTGTATCTATATGCCAATCATAATGATCTCTTATATTATAAATGGTATATTGTAAGGGTTCAAACTCTCTTAACAAAAAGTTCCAACCTGTTTTTTCGTTTGCCTCATTAACAACAGGTGTAACTTCTTTTAGTAGTTCATCATCACTTAAAAAACTAATATGTGATTTACGATTAACTTGATTGCCGTCTTGTATTTTTGCTAGTTCTAATTTTCTTTGATAACCTATCTTCATTATCTTTTCACAAAAAGATTTTGAAAAGGCATTTTCTTTAATGTAATGAGTAGATTCTAAAAACATTAGATAGCTCCACTAGTAAACTTTCTCCAGTCTATGGCGTTCTTAATAGTGAAACCTCTATTGGCAATTTGTCTAATAGTTCTATCTAAAAAATCTACTGTTGTAGAAAGATAATCAACTTTTTGTTTTTGTTTTTGTAAATCAATATCTGAATCTAAATATTTGTCTATATCTGTTCTTAATATTTTTAAGTCAAATGGTTTTTCAGCATATACTGAAGCGTCAGCCTTTCCTGTATAATATTCCCATTTTTCTCGTTTCATAATATTGTATTCAGTTTCAGCACGACTTAACATTAACTTATACTTTGTTAAGTGTTTCATATATTGGTTGTGTAATTGAGGTGTCTTTAATGATTCTAAATCAAGTTCAGTATCATTTATTTTCAGGTCTTTATCAACCTGTTCTTGTAATTGTTCTAAATCCATAATATCTCCATAATATATATTATATCACAAAAACTCTAAAAAGTAAAGTTTTTATGAGGTTGTTACACTAGTTGTTGATGAACCTACCGTAGCAAATTCATAAATTTTATATTCAAAATCCACACTTGCTGTTAGATAATTTACATCACCAGCTTGTTGTGTAAAACTTAAACTTGATAACGATACAGGAAATACATCACTGAATCTTACTTCTAATTGTGGATTGTTTTTACTTGTTAATGTTATTAATGTTGCGTCTGATAATATTCCACCAGGATTAGCAGCACCATATTTTACCTTACCTATTTCACTACTAAACGCTTGACTTGAACCTGGAAATCTATCTTCACCTGCGGCAGCTAAATCTCTAAATTGACTATTATCTTTTGGAAATCCTAATCCTACTAACCAGCCGTGTATCTCTTGGTAGTTTTCATAGTTTTCATCTACAATAAAAGTCATTCTTAAACCATCATAAGTCAATCCATCACCAGGTATTGGTATTTGTTTTAATGATGTAGGTTGTGTTACTGTATTTAATCTTATACCAGGCAAATTAACTTCAGTACAAAAGTATTCTACTTTAGGTAATTTAAATATATTAAATTTAAACTGCGTTGGAGACGCATAATCTAACTTTGTTGGCTGTCTATTGTAACTATTAGTGGTTGTCATAATACTATTTATATTACTTTGGAATAGTTCCAGATTCGCCTAATTTGTTTAAAGCGTTTGATAATGTATTAATATCTACACTATCTTTTCTACAAGGATTTTCTTCAGTAGATACTTGGTATTCATCACATATAGGCAGTGTTTCATCAACCTTTGTTGTTTCACAAGCACTTAACATAGTAAAAACGCATAGCATTATTAATGATATAATGAATATGTACAGGTATTGAATTAATATTTTTTTCATTCTTTTTATTTATCCCATAAAAAAAGGGCGACTTTTGAGGGTCGCCCTTTTAAATATACTGTTGTTAAACAGATTACATTAAGTTAGTTACTTGTACTCGTCTGTAGTATCTGTTTGAGTTAGCAGCACCAGCACCGTTGATGATAGCAGTGTCAGAAACACCAGCTTCAGCAAATGGGTTAGCTTGTAAACCATATCTAGTTTTAAACCCAATTTTCGGTTGGAAAGTGTCTTGTCCAACAGCTCTTACCATTTGTAGTGGAACGTAAGGACAATAGAATAAACCACTGTCATAAGGTGAAGTACCTTTGTAACCTACTACAAAGTATTGCTTAGCAGCTTGGTTAGCAGCATATGGATCAATGTACACTTTGTATCTGCCGTTTAATACACCAGCAAAAGTATTGCCTGTGTCGTCAACGCTTAGATTGTTGTTTAATGCTGGAGTGTAATCTAGCACACCTGCCATTTGTAAAGCAGAAGCAACATCTGAAGAACAGATAATGATGTTACCTTTTCCTCTTCTTGTTCTTTGTGCGATAGTATTAGCTTCTCTCTCAACTTGGAACATTAGTCCTTTGAATCTCTCAACTGACCATCTTCCGTTTGAGTCTGTATCTAAATCAAAGATACCAGCTGTAGTTGTGTTGATAGCAACACCAGCAGCTGTAGCAGCACCTTTTTCAGCATTGATGTAAATAGTTCTTACTACTTCTCTATTGATCTCCGCAAGGATTTCAGCAGATAAGATGTTAGCAAGTTCTGTTTCAGCATCTAAACCGTGGATAGCTTTTAAGTCTTGTGCTAATTCCATAGTGTATTCAGCCTTTAACGCTCTACTTCTTGCTGTAACAGTTGATTTCTCAATTGAGAAAGCCATTTCAGCAAAAGCGTTGTTAGATGAATCACCTAAAGCTTCAGCATAAGCAGTTGTCATACCTTGACCTCTAGTGTATTCACCAGCAGGTGAGTCGTTTAGAATAGCTGGGTTTGACCCTCTTTGTTCTGTTACGCCTGTTCCTGCAGTTGAGTCACCAGCAGCATTTCTACTAGAGAAATCTGAATCTGCTTCGTCAAATAACGCCTCAGTTCCAGATTGAGAAGTGTATTTACTTCTCATAGCAAAAATAAGACCTGTTGGTCCAGTCATAGGTTGTACGCCACAAATATCGTATGCGATAAGATTTGGCATTGCTCTTCTTACTAACGAGATTAAAATTGGGTCCCAATTTGCCATTGGGTTAGCACCAGCATTAGTTGCGTTAGCAGGAGCAGCTTCGTTTAAGAAAGCATTATCTTCTCTTAGCGCTCTCTCTTGGTTTTCAAGGATAACGCTTGTAACGGCACGTCTGTAAGAATCCGTGATTTTTGGTAAATCAGGATGCTCTAGGACTGGCTGCCATTTTTTTTCTACTTGTTCAGATAAAAACATTTTAGTTTTCTCCCTCTATATTATTTTTTAGATATTTTCATATCTTTTGTTTTAGTAATAGCGGCGGTATAAGCAGCCATAGCATTCGATAGGTCAACTTGTTCAGTTAAGCCATCGCCTGCCGCTACATCATCTATATCACTTTTTACTTCTTCTTTAGATCCAAAATATGATTCTTTAATAGTTTCAATCTTGTTTCTAAAGTCTTTCTCACTAGAATACTCAACAGACTCTACAAGTCCATCAAATTTTTCTTTCGCTGTATCAGCTAAATCTTTTGACAATTCATCAATGATGTCTTGTCTTTTCAATGAGCTGTTTAACGAATTTAATTCAACGTTCTTTTCGATTTGTTCGTTAAGTTTNTTTTCTAATGATTCTATTTTTGAAGCTTGATCTTCCAAGACGTTGTATTTTTCATCTGGAACATCAATGTAGTGATCTTCAAATAGTTTTTTAAGACCACTGATAAAGTCTTCAGCGATCTCGCCTTTAATACCTCTTTCGATAGCAATTTCGTTTTCTTTCATCCATTCTTCAACTACATAGTTCAAGTATGAATCAACTTTTTCAACGATCTCACTTTTGAAAGATTCAGTATTTTCTTCTAATTTCTGAGCGTACTCTTCCTCAAGTTTAGCTGTTTCAGCTTTCACTTTAGATTTGATAGCAGCCTCGAAAATAGTAGCAGCTTTTTGTTTAAATTCTTCCGATAAATCAGAATCACCAACTAAAGCATCAACATCAGCTTTGACATCATAAGAATCTTCTTTTACTTCTTTTTTCTTATCTTCTTTGTCGTGCATCATTTCTGCTTTTGTTTCTTTTTCTTCTTTATCCGATTTTTCAGTTTCTTCTTTAGCAGTCTTCAAGTGAGATGGCTCGGCAGCCACTTGACTTGATTGAGATACTTTGTCAGAAACTTGACTAACTTTTTTAGTTGCGTCAGGATTGCTGTCAGTTGGTTTAACAACTGCTTGACCTAAATCTTCAGCATCATTTTTCAGATGAGAAGTTTCTGCCGCTACAGCATTCTTTTTCGGTGCGTCAGCTTGTGGGTTAGCACTCGCTTCGTTCACTTCTTTTTCTAACGCCTCTACTTGTTTTTCTGTTTCGGCCATTGAGAAATCTCCTTATTAAAATAACTAGTTATTTTTCTCTTTTGTTACTAGATATTTATAAAATTAAAGTTTTTTAAGAAAAGAATCAAAGATTTTTAACTTT